CAGTTAAATCGTAGTGCAGTAGATGAGATTGAATTTGACCACAGTCACATTGCTGGTGGTATCAGTAAGATTAACACAGCAGATAATGTGTTTGGTATCTTTACAAGTCGTAGTATGCGAGAGCGAGGTAAATATCAGATTCAATGTATGAAGTCACGTAGTTCGACGGGTGTAGGTATGAAGATTGATTTAGAATATAATATTGAAACCATGCGTATTAGCGACAATGGGGGCGACGGTGACGATAGTTATAAACCTCAACCTAGTGCTATTGATATTATGAATAAGTTAAAGCCACAATCTACACTACAATCAACTGATCCTATTATTGACCAAGCTACAGGAGAAATATTAGAGCCTGAAAACAAGAAAGTTGTAGTAGATGTTCAAGGGTCAAAATTGAAAAATTTGCTTAACAGTTTAAAGAAATAAAACCGTAAAATAGATAAATACTATTAGGAAACTATTATGCAAAAACAAACTCGCAGCCTTCTGCAGGAATTGGAAGCTATCGGCAATAATCGTGATACAAGTCACGTTATTGAGAGTAGAGCCCACAATATCATTACCAGTGCAATCAATCTATTAGAGATGATTAATAGGAATTATCCTAAAGAACAAGCAGAGATATTAGAGAGAAAGTTGCTTGGTGCGATTAAATCCCGTGACCAAGGAAAGTTCTCTAAATCAATAAAGAAGAACAGCGACAAAGAGCAGTTATGAATTTAGCGGAAACACTAGCATTACTTAAATCTAAAATTGACAAACTATCTATAAATGAAGATAAAGGTCATTTAGACCATCCAGAAGATTTAATCTTTTTGGGTGGAAGTGATGGTGCTAATCGTGCGATACAAGCTACTATTGCTACAGTTAAAAATCCAGCAACAGTTACAATCAAATGGGATGGATATCCTGCATTGATATTTGGACGTAATAGTTCAGGTAAGTTTAGTATTATGGACAAGCATATGTTCAATAAGAAAGACGGTACTGGTCGTCAAGTATTCAGCCCAGAACAGTTTGTTCAATATGACCAAGCACGTGGTGTAGGACGTGATAGTTTATGGCCTATTATTAATGAGATATGGCCTGGATTAGAAAAAGCTAGCAAAGGTGCTAAAGGGTATTATTGGGGTGACTTATTATTTCATCAACCATTAAAAGACCAAAATGGTAGTTATGTTTTTAAAGCTAATCCTAATGGTATTACCTATAATGTAGAAGCTAATAGCCCAATTGGACAATTAATGAGTGGAAAACGTGCTGGAATTGCCGTACATCAATATATTGATCCTAATGCAATGACTACAGATGAAGCAGTTACATTGAATGGTAATATTGGCCAATTAAAGAATAATAGTGATGTTGCAATTGTTCCTAGTGCTATGCCAACAGCTCCTAAACTTAAGATAGATACCACCTTAGTAAAGAATGCACAAAATGCAATTAAGAAATATGGTCCTGCAGTAGATCAATTAATGAATAGTGCACCACAAGCACGTAATACGTTTAATCAATTATTTACTGTATATATTAACAAGAAAATTGTTGCAGGTGATTTGAACAATCTACTTGCTGGATTTATGGATTTTGTACAGAATAGACCTATGACCGATAAAATGAAAGCAAAGATAGTTGAGCATTTAAAAGCTAACGAAGCTGGGTTAGTAGGTGCGTTCACTATATGGATTGAGATGTACAAACTAAAAATGTCAGTTGTCAATCAATTGAATAAAGCCGCAGAAGTTAGTCCTGTCAAAGGATATTTACAAGATGGTACCGAGACACATGAGGGTTTTGTGTCTAATGGGTTAAAATTTGTAGATAGAATGGGCTTTAGTCGTCAAAATCTAGCCGGAAGATAAGCCAAATCCTGGATTTTTTTGTGCCAGGCATAAATAAGTGTAGAGCTATATGCTCACAAACTTAAAGGAATTTTATCATGGCACAATTTACACGCACAAACGGTGACTATCTACCAGTTATTAACTACGATAGCCCAGCTTACACAAACTCTGGTGTTAACGCTGTTACTTCAGCCGCAACAGTTCAACCTCAAGGTCCTAAGTTAGACTTTTTCACTGTCACATTTGATGGTGCATTGACTACAACTCAATTGAACACAGCAGTTCAAACGATTCAACAACTATGCACAATTTACATGTATGAGTACACAGATGATACTAATGATACATTAGCTATTGCTGTTTATCCAGTTGGCGCATGGACAACTACATCTTTAGACACTGCTTTGACAGCGGCTGTTGAAGCTGTTACAGTTACTGCTACTGCTACATTCACAGGTTAATTTTTAACTTGATTAAAAGGACCCGAGAAATTCTCGGGTTTTTTTACCTCTATTAAATAGTAATATGAGTTTTACTATTACTTGCTACACGCTATTTGATATTACCCCCACAGGAGTAATGAATAGGAATCGTCCTGTAGTTGATGAAGAAATACCAATTTGGTTACAAAAAAGAAACACACAATGTAATTTTGATACAGTGATACAATCAATCTCATTAAGAAGTCAACCTGACGTTACTAGAAATCCAGAAAAAATACAAATACGATTTGATGAATTTAATAACTTTGGATTTTTATATCAACAACTTGAAAATGAAACGTATGATTGTTGGTCATTTGACTTTGACATTCAACATCCTAGTGTGTTCAATGATGGTATAAATGAGTTAGGATCATTATATAGTGATTGTGATACAGTTCCTATGATTAAAACTAATACTGCTTGGAATAAACTTCCTGCATTCTTAGATACATCTGATGAACTTAGAAATATATATTTTAAAGTAGTAAATTATGGTTAAACGTAATAATCCAGAAAAACAATTGGAAAAATTAATGAAATCTGACTTTTTGGGGGAGTTAGAAGATGTTATAATTTTTCAAAATACTGATGGTAGTTATGAATTATTCAACACTTATCGTATTAATAAAACTAGTAAAGATGATTATATAGTAACAATGCTTACTACATTTACTACACATCAATTTAACACACTCAAAAATGCGGTAGCATGGTGTACTTATGATAAACGAAATCTATTATATCAATCTGAAAGGATATTATTATTAGATAATTTACTAGCAGGGTTAGATGTTGACATATTATTGCATACTAAAATATTTAAAAATGCCAAAAATTCTGATGATAAATTGATATTTTTAGCTAAACTCAGCGAGGATAAACTGAAGAAAAAGCGGTTTACGGATGAACTATACACATATGTAAGTAATTCTAAAAAATGGCAAACCAACAGATTTAACAGAAAACCCTTATAATAAAACAAAAAAGATAAATACTTCATATTAGTCTTGGAATATAACTATGAAACTAACCGAATTTGACAACAAAAAAATATCAACTGCTAAACAAGCGTTGAATGAACACTATTCTCTTCCGTTCAATACAAAGAGAATGACCGTTACGGAAACTAAGTCTATGCTTAGTAAAGTTCGCGGATTGATTAATGAAACTAAATCATCTACTGAATTTTATCAAAGCCAAACTAGTCCATCGTACATGAAACTAGTGTTTATGGAACAAGCACTAGCTGACCATTTTAGCTATTTGCAATCATTACCCAAAACTCGCATCGTTGTAGAAAACGAAGAAGTTGAGAAGTCCCAGGTTGTTCTTGCAGCCCAAGACATGGTAGACCAAATACAAAAGATGGTTGAAGAAGTATCTGATATGCTAGTAAAAGAATTACCAGCATTAACCTCAGGTGTCCAATCTGAGATTGGTGTGAATGAAAGTGAAACCTTCAATCAACAAGTTACTGAAGCATTAACTTCTGTACAAGCCGCATTGACACAAAGTAAAGGTACCATGCAATCTGCATTGAATGGCATTACTGGTCAAGGCGGTGATATGATGAATCCTGCTGATGATGCATTCGGTGATGATTCAGGTGATATGTCTGCTGATATGGATATGTCTGCTGATTTAGCCGGTGACGGTGAAGAAGATTTCAGCGTTGATGATGACATATCAATTGAAGAACCAGACGAAGAAGTACCCGTTGGTGGTGCTGGTCGCTTAAAGAGATAATGCGATTATTTGAACTATCTAATCCAAATCCACTATTAGTAAGATTAGTTGCTGTCACAAGTCAGTTAACTAGCGATATTGATAGTGGAGTTGAGCATTCTGATTGGTCAGTTGATGAGTTGTTAAATTATTATAAAGACAACGATATCATATTAGCCAAAGAAGATTTGTATGATATGATTAAAAAACCACCATTGAAGAATAGTATCTCAAACATTCAAGGTGATAAGGTCATCTTTAAGGGACAAGAAACTCCAGTTGAACCTGATGAAGATGAAAACAAAAAAGTTATCGACCAAATGGCACATAAAGCAATGAAGTAAGATGATCACCATCACTGAAAAAGCTTCCAATAAAATACAACAAATAATAGCAAAACGTGGTAAGGGTCTAGGAATACGAATAGGCGTCAAGACCACTGGTTGTAGTGGTTTGGCATATGTTTTAGAATATGTTGACGATTACAAGTATGATGAATCCATAATAAATTATGCACAACCAAATTTTATTGTATTAGTAGATAAAAAACATGATGTTTATTTAAAGAACATGACTGTAGATTATGTACGTAATGGGTTGAATGAAGGCTTTGAATTTAGTAACCCAAATGAGCGTGACCGATGCGGTTGTGGAGAAAGTTTTAGAGTTTAACCTAAACTCTTGCATTAAATTATAAAATATATTATAATAGTCTAATGTACATTCCAAACAAATATAATTATGTTCCTTTACTCAGGGAAACAATAAACGGGTCACGAAAATATGCAACACCTGATGGTGAAAAACTTCCTAGTGTTACTACAATACTAGATGCTACTAAAAGTGAAGAATCTAAACAAGCATTACAAAATTGGCGTAAGCGAGTTGGCGTTCAGAAAGCACAAGAAATCACAACAGAAGCCGCAGGTCGTGGAACACGAATGCACAAGTGGCTTGAAGATTACATTAAGACAGGAGTACTCAATGGGCCCGGAAGCAATCCGTATAGCTTGCAAAGCCATAAAATGGCCCAATCAATCATTAATCAAGGTCTTGTTAAATGCAATGAATATTGGGGTACAGAAGTTCCTCTCTATTATCCAAAGATTTATGCAGGGACAACAGACCTAGCAGGAATACATGATGGCGATGAAGCTATAATGGATCACAAGCAAACAAACAAGCCTAAAAAGCGTGAGTGGATTGACGATTATTTTGTTCAGTTAGCCGCTTATGCTAATGCTCACAACGAAGTTCACGGAACAAAGATACGCAAAGGTGTTATTTTTATGTGTTCTGCTGATAATCTCTATCAAGAATTCATCCTCGAGGGTACTGAATTTGACAAGTACACTGATATATGGTTTAAACGAGTAGAACAATACTATATGCAATTCCTATAACGTTCTCTACGATTTAGTGATAAATAAGTGTAAATCTGTAAAGAATTACACTTATGGCCATAATACAAATCTCTAAAATACAACAGCGTTCAGGCAACCTAGTAGACCTGCCACAACTAGATGAAGCACAATTGGGCTGGGCAAATGATGCTAAACGTCTTTTTATAGGTGGTACAGGTAATGCTAATACGTATAATGAAAACATTGAAGTATTGACCTCATATTCTGATATAACTTTTAGTCAAATCACCGGCAGTGAAGGAAACTTAAACATATCAAATTCTCAAAACGGTCAACTTTTAACATATGTAGCAAGTTCTGGTACTTGGGAAAATTACGTAGGTTCTAACACCACTCAGTTATCTGGAGGAAAGCTTCAATTAGGTAATGTGAGTGGTTTACGTATTACCGGCGGTACAAATGGATATGTACTACAAACAGACGGTTTAGGTAATTTAAGTTGGACTACTCAAACAGGTGGTGGCGGTGGAACTGGTGTACCAGGTGGTGCAAACACACAGATACAGTTTAATGATGGTACTGGTAACTTTGGTGGAAACTCCGGATTTACTTTTGATTACATTACAGGCGCAACAACTATTCCAGGTACACTTGCAGTAAGTAATACAATTACCGGAACAAGATTAATATCTAATATTGCTACAGGTACAGCACCTTTAGTAGTAACAAGCACAACACAAGTTGCTAATTTAAATGTAGCAACAGCAGGCACTGTAATAACCAATGCACAACCTAACATTACATCAGTAGGCACGTTAACCTCACTAACAGTTACAGGCAACATTTTAAGTGGAAATGTATATGCCAATAGCGGTACAGTTGGTGCGGCTACCTTAACTGGTACACTGACAACTAATGCACAACCCAATGTTACAAGTGTTAGCACTTCATTTACCAATCTTACATTTGCAAATGCACAAACAATCAGTGGTAATAATATGACATTGACTACTGGTGCAAACACAAATGTCGGTACTATCACTGGTAATTGGTCATTAAGTACAGGCTCACAACTACGTGCAACATATGCTGACTTAGCAGAATATTATGAAGCAGATGCTCACTACGAACCAGGCACTGTATTAGCATTTGGTGGAGATAAAGAAGTTACAATAGCAGATGATGGTACAACAAAAGTTGCAGGCATTGTGTCAACTAATCCAGCATATGTAATGAATAGTGCATGTAAAGGTGAACATACAGTTGCATTAGCATTACAAGGTCGTGTACCATGTAAAGTACGTGGCAAAGTTCACAAAGGTGACATGCTGGTTAGTGCAGGCAATGGGTATGCTAGACCATGGAACAACCCTGCAATGGGAACAGTCATTGGTAAATCATTAGAAAACTTTGATGGTATAGAAGGTATCATTGAAGTAGCAGTCGGTAGACTTTAAAATAATAGGAAAAATAAAATGGCATCATATGTATATACAGGTAATTTAGTATCACAACAATCAGCAAATATTGCTACGGACAAAATTAGAATATCAACTACAGGTGTAGGTATTCACGCTGTTACAGGATATCCTAGAGTAGCCGGTACAGGAACAGCAACGGCAGCAACTAACAGTGCTACAGTGACTGGAGTTGGAACAGCGTTTAACACTCAACTGTCTGTTGGTGGTTGGATAGGTAA